GAACGTTTGCGTTTGAAAACAATAAGTTTTTCGTGTATAACCATATCAATAAACTTTGACACATTTTCCAGTTTTTGTAGTTTATTTTTCAATGTTGTAATGAGATGTGTTTTTCTTTTTTTATACGTCTTTGTTCGTATACTTACAAAGTCGAGAAGTATTTCTTCTGGACTCGTATATTTATGGATACCCTTTTCTGGATGAAATAAATGCATGTTTGATACATGAAACGTTTTTTGGAGTTTGAAATCTTTTATTATATCTTTACCAGTATACCCCGTTATTTCAAAATTAACACTTTCCGTCGTACTATTATTTGTATAGTTTGTAATTTTCTTCTTTTCCATAAGTGTATCGAGATACTCTTTGTATTCTTGTGTCCAACGTCCCGGTGGAAGTTCGGTAATTTTTAAAATGTTACCCGTGTGTACCCATGTACCTTCCGTAATCCATAATCCTTCTTCGTTACTAAAAACGCGACCCGTAAATTTATCAAACCACGGTTTCATTGGTATAACATTTTCACCTGTGAGTACGCGTTCTATATTCATGCGTATATCATCTGGATTAAACGGTGGAATATAGGAACTAAATCCTGTACCTATACCTTCAGTTCCATTCACTAAAACGGTTGGTAAAATAGGAACATAATACTCGGGTTCTATCTGTTTACCATCGTCGTCCAAATACTGTAAAACGGGGTCATCTCTAGGGTCAAAAAGCTGACGCGCACTTTTCGTAAGTTTTGTGAATATATACCTCGTCTGACTCGCATCTTTACCACCCATAAGTCTCGTACCAAACTGACCACACGGTTCGAGTAAATTTATGTTATTCGAACCCATAAAATTGTGTGCTAGTTTTACAATCGTATCGGCCAAAGAGACTTCGCCGTGGTGGTACGATGTTTTTTCTGAAACGTACGCGGCTAATTGCGCGACTTTCATTTCCGATGTAAGATTCTTTGTGAAACATGCGTATAAGACTTTTCTTTGAGACGGTTTCAAACCATCGGAAACGTGTGCAATAGATCTTTTCAAATCCGCGAGACTGAAATTAACAAGATCCTTATGAATAAAGTCGGAAATACCGAGACGTTCAACGTTTCCATATGGTATTTCGAGTTCCGATGCCTTTTTTTCAGTACTCTCGAGTAACCACGTTTTTCTCGAATCTGATTTTGTTTTATCAAACGCAAGAATAATTGAATCGTCCATAGTTTCATCCGTGTCGAATTGAACGGTAAGATCTTTTATTTTTTTAAAGTATTCGCGTGCTTCCGCAGACGTTGAAGTACCGAGACCCTTGTAATATTTAATTTTCCAACCTTGTTTACCGTTACCGTACCATTGTCTGAACGTTGAATCTGTATAAAATGATTTGGTTTCTGAACCTTTTGTCGCTTTTATGATTGGTGTGACCATACTCACGACAAAATTAAGTTTGAGTAAACTCGGCCAGAAATAGTGAATCATGTTGAGAATGAGACCTTTGATATGACTTCCATCGTTATCCGCATCGGTCATGATCATGAGTCGACCATACCGAAGTTCGGAGAGTGACGTATACACTTTACCTTGTTGAAGTCCCAAAATTTTTTTGAGATCGTTAAACTCTTTGTTTTCGGTAAGTTGTTTTATACTTGCATCACGAACATTTTTACATTTGCCTCGAAGTGGGAAAACGCCGTAATGATCTCGACCAACTACGGAAAGACCCGCAATTGCCAACGTTTTTGCGGAATCACCTTCGGTCACAATAAGTGTACACTTACCCGAGTGTTGTGTACCAGCTTTATTTGCATCGTCGAGTTTTGGAATACCTGTTATTTTTGATTTACGAGACCCATCCGTTTTCTTGAGTTCTTTCATTTCGCGAAACTTTGATAACGCCATAAGTTCCGATTGAATACTCGTTTTTAGAATAGTTTTAATGAACGTTTTCGGTGGTTCAAATTTACTTCCGAAATCTTGTGGTTTAAGTGTACATTCCGATTTGATTTGACTACTAAAACTCGGATTGACCAACGTCGCTTTTACAAAAACGAAAAATGCGTTCTTGACTTGTTGGGGTCGAAGTTTTATTTTCTTTGCCATATCTTCGATAATACCATTTGCGAGTATTCCCGAAACGTGATCAACGTGTGAACCTCCTTTTGTTGTACATATCCCATTCACAAACGATACGTGTTCAAACCCATCATCTGAAGGAGCGATACACACTGACCATCTATCACTCGTAAACGTACACATCTCATCCATTTTTGTATACATTTTAGCATACGTAGTAAACGTAGATTTTGGTAAAGGTTCACCTTGAAACTTTACTTTACAGTTTTGTGATGTACAAATATTTGCATCGTATACTCGTTTTTCGAATATTTTATAGATAGAATCATCCATTTTTGACATACCAAACCTTTTCCAATCGGGAACAAAAGTAATAGAAACACTCGACGTAGCACTTGAATACTTTTTTATTTTGGGTGTACCACACGTTTTCATATTATCTGTCCATTCTTGTGTATACATACACTTATTTTCACCATCTTTAATTTTAATGGAAAACTTCGTCGAGTATACGTTTGTAAGTTTTGCACCATACCCGTTACGCCCACCAACGACGCGTTTTTGTGTATCGTCATAATTTGTACTCGTGAGTAAATGACCGAATGTTAATTCGGGATTCCAAAGACCTTCTTTTTCATGCATTTTTACCGCAATGCCTCCCAAAGGTCCATTATTTTCCACGGTTATTTCACCCGTTTCTTTATCAATAGATACACTGAGCGACGTTACGTTTTTTGGGTACATGGAGTTCCTGTCGATCGCATTTACTAAAATTTCATCAAATATTTTTAAAAGTGCTGGTGAGTAGACGACATTTTTCTTTTCAAAGTGATCATTTTCATACACCCAGTACGGTTCGGCTACACGTGAAACTGGTCCAACATACGAATCTGGACGCTTTAAAATATGCTCCACGTGTGTGAGTTTTTGAATACTTTCACCCATTTATGTTATATTGCACCTTTTACTTAAGTATCTTTTTAGTCCTTCGAACCAATATATTAATTCATATTTTGTTTTTGACTTGGGTGCGGGATGAATATTTTTTATGCGACCACACTCGCGGTCACGTAACGTGGTAATTCCCACTTTATACGAATTTATATAACATGCATAACATACACGTTTTACCTCCGTACCAAAAAATTTTAGGTACATATCATTATTGACAGTAAAAATGGGGCGTATTTTTCTATATTTACGTATAAGAATACGTTCTTCCGTGGTATTTGTGTGTATACATGGTTCTAGGGGACATTCACACAAATAACATTCTTTTGACCATTTAATATACATAAAAAATACTGGTCTTTATCTTTTATGTATTATAATCATGTACAACAACCCGACGGCGTTCCAGCTATTGGTGTAAATTTAGAAATGCAACCACCTAATCGAGAAGAGCCCGAGCCCGAGCCCGAGCTCGAGTCTGTTTACGAAAGAACTGATATACTTTTTACTAAGATTATTCACGTTACTACATTTTTTGTGAATTGTTTATTTACACTCATATTATATAACATATTGAACATTATAAATCTTATACTTTCGATGTTGTGTTTATATGGTATTTCAAAAGAAGATATGAAATATGTATACTTTCATACCGTATATTTAATTATATGTTTGATTATGGCGATATATGTAGTATCGGACGTATATATAATTTATTATTCAACTTATACTGTACTGAATTTAATAACAATTGAACAATATAGTTAAAAGTTTTGATACATAAGTATAATATGCGAGAATTTATTTTAAAAAGACTCGAATTGGGAAAAACAAAATATGGTCACGGTGTCCGTGTTGATATGGATACAGTTACATGGGGAACACCTAAAAATTCGTGGTTAGAAATGGCTATAGAAGAATATATCGATGCTATAATTTATATAGCTGCTGATTATATCCGAAATTTTGAAACACCTGTAAGACCAGATGATAATGAACGTATATTAGAATTAGCATGTAATCCAGAATACATGTTGAGTGATTTTCATACCATGTCAATTAAAACAATTACAAATTTGATATACATGTCTACTCACCGAGAGTAAAACTGTAAGTTCTTCTGAGTTTTACAAAGAACCACATTCTTTATTAACCTAAGTTATTTTATTTTCAGTAAAATGTAAATTAAAAATGTCGCAATACTTTTTACCTACCGTTACACAAACAAATTTTAGTGATACGAAAAATGTACTCACTAAAAAACATCAATCAAATATTCAAAATTACGATGATTGTTTACGTGTATCTAAAACTTTAAAAACAAATAAAAAAACACCAGAAGAAATGGCACGTATTCTTGATAAAATGCGGAAGAAAAAACTTGAATGTCAAAAAACAAGACCAATTCAGGTTATTGATTCTGTACCTAAACGAGACGTTTCCGAAAACCGGAGCGTATGTAAAGCTTTCACGCTATCGGGAAAAAAGTGTTCATTCAAAGCCGTATGTGGAGAATATTGTAAAAAACATAGAATAGATAATCAAGTGTTAGGAACTAGACCAAAAATAAATGTTTCTTTATTATAAAAAAATGTTAGATCAGGAAACGCTCAGACCCGTCATAGTAGCAATGGCGCTTTATCTTGCAATTTCAAAAATCGTACCAGAACTTTTTAAGAAACCAACCAATATTAAATTTATTGATGATATTGTTGCTATGCTTATTGCCCAACGAGGATCACTCATGTCCGGCGCCATCTTGACTGGCGTTATTACTTTCCTTACCAATTATATTAGCGACGAATTCTTGTAATACATTTTCTTTACACGTTAACATGTGAGTCCTCGGATGTTCCATATACCTTATTTTTTTGGTATATGCATCTTCCATAAACTCTCGTAATTGATTTTCGTCGGGTTTACCCCATTTCATACCCGCTTTGAATAAAAAATCGTCTTTCGGTATTTCTTGTAAACCACATTTTATAGTATACGGTGTTTTGACATATTCAGGAGCACCACCATAATCAGTTATAATAACGGGTTTGTTTCGTAAAGCTGCTTCGACTGCTCCCATGCCTACACCTTCTGAAGACGAAAAACTGACATAACAGTCTCCCATTTCATGTATTTTTTCCATTTCTTCATCTGATATGAGTCCGTTTATAAACGTAACATTAGGTATTCGCGCTTCGACGGGTTGTTTACACGTTGCTTTTACCAATAAACGTGAATCTGGTTTATTCATACGTACGAATGTTTCTATGATTTTATTAAAATTTTTACGTGGGTCGTGAACATTACCTATATGGTAAAACGTATACGGTCTCTTATCGGGTATATGTGCGTGTATAACGAAAAAATCTTTATCAGGAAACTGTTTTTTAAAAACTTTTCTACAGAATTCACTCGGTACGGCAATTCTATCGAATAAGTCAAAAAGTTTACCATAATCTTCGTGTACTGTTTCTGTTTCACATACGGTCATACACGTCACGTGTTTAATTTTTCTTTTTATTTCTGGTATTTTATCTAACCAGTATGGTACAGGTAAAGCAAATATAAACGCTCTTTCACATTCCGGAATTTTTTCGTGTATTTCTAAGTATTTACTTCTAGGAAAAAGGTTCATATATTTTTTACAGTGTTGACCTATACCACTCAGGGGAGTTGGTCCAATGAATAACATTTAGTATAAAGATAATATTTCTTTTATATATATTACGCGATGGACTCTATCAGAAAACAAATTGAAGATGCACTTCAAAGACCGAAAATCAATAAAGAAACTATTTATGGTATTCTTAAACAAATTGTCGATGTAATCGAACCACCAGCTCCAGCTCCAGCTCCAGCTCCAGCTCCAGCTCCAGCTCCAGTACCAGTCCCAGCTCCACCAAAGGCTCCAGAACCAGCTCCAGCTCCACCAAAGGCTCCAGCTCCACTAAAGGCTCCAGAACCAGCTCCAGTTCCAGCACCAGAGAAAAAGAAGACGACTACACCAAAGAAAACCGTAAAGCGTGTCGTTAAAAAGAAGGTTGAGGAACCGAAGGCGTAAATTTATTTTTTACAAATACAAATCCACCAATAATCATAGCTAAAAATAACACTAAATAACGTAAAGGATACTTTTTCTTTTTTTCTATTTCCATTTTTTCGATATCCTCCTTATCTGGAAGTTTTTTAACGTTTATGTTAAGATCATCTATCTTCCCGATAAGTTTATGTAACGCTTCGAGAATTTGTACTTCTTTATTGATAGGTTTTTCTTTGACGTCTATGGTTGTTATTTCAAGAACCATGTACCAATTCGCATCCGGTTGGAGCGTTTTATAATCACCGTCACCTTGTGATTCGTATATTTTAAAATTAAGTTTTTGTATCGATATGGGATTGAATAAATTTGTCTGACGCTGAAACGATCTCCACTGTTTATCACGCATGATAAAATCATTACTTCCCGTAAAACTTCGTTCTAATGGTACGCGCGCTAGGATCTGTCCGTTACGTTCATTTAGTATTTGACCACGTTTTGGGATATCATCACATACTATATCTATATACTTTGCTACATTTGTATTGCCTAAATCATTTTCACCTACTTGTGTGATATAAAAATCAACTGGTTTTATACCAATTACTTCTGATATTTCTTCGACGTGTAGATTAGATTCAAGTGATAAATCAATAGTGAATGTGTTATTTGTACCATTAACGAATTCGGAATCCACAATTATGTATTGTACTTTTTTTGGTAAGTCCTGGAGAGATACCATATTGTATTTAGTATATAAAAAAAATAAAGGTAATTACTAACAGTTATGTTTACATTCTACAAAAGTGTATGTAACTTAATAGCGCCTACCCCAAACCCCGTGAGTATAAAAGCATTTCCTTCCATAAATGTATTTGATAATGATTATATCGTATCCAAAAATGAAGCGAATGAAACAATCATTTTAGAAATACCAAAACAACCTAAGTTATATTATACATGGAAAAATAATAAAAA